GGCAGGTCGCCAGCGATGCGGCGGGCGTCGCCGGGCGGCAGGTCGGCATTGTCAGCGTTAACCCACGCCATGATATCCCGATAGGCGGCGGCGCTGATCGGAACGGGGTCGACGTTGGAGCGCTTGCCCCGAACCGTGATGAGCACCCCATCCCCCTGCGTGGTGATGCTGTTGAGTGTGATGCGTCCGAGCTCGGCAAGGCGCAATCCCGATGAGAAGGCGACGTGGAGCAGCGCGTAATCGCGCAGGCCGGAACGGGTGCCGCGGTTGATCGAACGCAGCACGGCGCGCACCTGGTCAGCGGTGAGACGCACGAACTGGGGATTCCACAGTGGGGCGATGTTCGTCGTGGTATCCGGGCGCGGCGACTTGACCGACGCAGCCGCGCGGATGTGCTCACGACAATCAGCGATGAAGTCGCGCGTGTCGCCGGTGAAACCGCTGATGTTCTGCTCCGCCAGCTTCGATAAATACAGACGCACTGGCGCGAGGTATTTGGAATTCACGGTGGAGGGCTTGAGGCCGCGCGTGCCCAGCAGGTGGGCGATAAACCCGGTGAGCAGATCAGCGGTGGGAAGGCGGAGCGTCGCCCAGTTCATGTCGTCAGTCTGCTCGACCTGCGCCAGCCAGCGCAGGAAATACTTGAGGCCGTCACTGTAGGCGCGCCACGTGTGCTTCTCTTCGGTGCGGGAGGAGGGCAGGGTGCCAACGTGGGCGGCGACCGCGGCGTAAGCCTTGCGCGGGTCGAAATAGTTGAGCCAGCGGGCGTCGGTGTATTCGTGAGGTTGTGCTATACTAACGTTGGATTGGACGATTGCTGAAACCATGAGTCTAATCTCGCTTTCCATAGTCGGCATCCCTATCAGGTGCCGATAATCGGTTTTCTGTTACCCGTCAGAGAGCCGCAAGAACGCCGACCTGAACCGTCGGCGTTTTTGATTGCGGGGTAACTAGTAAGCCCATTATCTCATCCCACGGCATTACACGTCAAGAACTATTTACGAAATTCATGGAAAATTCACGCGCCAAAACGTTGACATGGCGCGTTCAATGGGGTTACTATTTGCAAAACGACGGAAGGAGGAGCGATGACAAAACAAGTGCTTTCAAATCGGTTCACTGAGCTGCTCGCTATTAAAGCCCGACGCGAAAAGCGCAGGATATCTCAACGCGAAGTAGCTCGGGAAACTGGATTGGCGAAACGCACCGTAGACAGCTACGCGCGGAATGAGGTCACTCGGTATGATGCTCCGGTTGTGCTGGCACTATGCAAATATCTGGGGTGTGATGCCGGTGAATTGCTGGTGATCGAGGAGTTGGAATCCCCCGAATATAAAACCGTACTGCTGCAGGCCGTCGGAAGCTAATCAACAGTACGGTTTCGGGTGAAGCTGGGCGGTGAATGTCTGCCGCAAAGCACCTTAACAACTGAATCGGGAGTGCTTTCAGAAAGTGGCAGCGTTGAACTAGACTCAATGGCTGGGGAGAACCCCCAAACAGAGTCAAGGTCAGCGGATCGCCCATCCGCTTAGGTCGGCGTAGCGGGACTTGAACCCACGACCTCTTGACACACGATCATCTTTGCACGTGTGAGGAGGTCTCTAACCGAACTTGATAATCTTCGGATCGTCAGCGAGTTTGGCGGGGTCAGTCATCAACTCACGCGCAGCCGCCTCGGCAGACTCATAATCCGCCGGGTAGTAGTGTTTGAGCGTGATGGTTACGTCAGAGTGGCCTAGAAGTGTCGCAGCAATAGAAGGCGCGATACGAGCATCGGCGAGCTGGTGGCCCTTGCGATGTCTCAGGCTGTGAGAGCTGAGGACACGAACGCCAGCGGCCTGCGCGGCGCGGCGAATGATGAGGCTGACGTTTTCCGCTTTCATCGGCGATCCATCGGTGGAGAAAACGTGTACGCCCTTAATTTTATAGTGACTCTGCCGAATTGCAAGCCAGCGTTGGATGGCGAGCGCGCAAAGCGGTGAAAACGCCACCGGGCGCGACTTCTCCCCCTTCTCCGTTACGGTCGCGCGGAGCTTCCCCCAGTCAATATCTTTAATCTGTAAACCAGCCACACCCCCACGGCGGCAGCCTGTATCAGCAAGAAACAAGATCAGCGCGAAATCGCGGGGTTTATCCCAGCGAACCGCTTCAAGGATGGCAGACAACTCAGCATCAGTCATCGCCTTCTCACGGGTGATGGCACTGGGCAGCTTGCGCCCACGAATCGCAGCGGCGGGGGACTTGGCGATCAGATCGATCCGAACGCACCAATTGAAAAACGTCTTGATCGTCTTCGTGTGCTTCTGGATGGTCGCCGGGGCGTAGTCCTGCGAGTAGATCACTTTCTGAAAGAACTCAATGAGATGGGCCGGTTGAATGTCGGCCAATGGGCGGGCGGGGCCAATGTAGCCCTGCAAGATCGTGAGCGAGGCGGCGTAGGTTTTGCGCGTCGTCGCAATGTGCTCACCTAAAAACAACTCCACAGCTTTTTTGAGAAGCATGGACCCCCTCCTTTCAACTCCAATGTAGGCCAATGAGAAACGAGGTAACGCGGATGGAGCAAGAGCGTATCAATCCTAACAAGCGCAAAGTGGAAGTCAAAACATTAGCGCAGGCAGTCGGAGAAGAATCTGATAACAAGCTGGCCGCGCTGTTGAATGACGGGTGGCAGATGCTCGGCGCGCCGGGCTTCACCTCCGTCACGGTGGCACATGTGACGGCGCCGGGATGGCAGATCAAGCACTTCGAGCTGGTGAAGCTGTGGCGCAAGATCGAGCAGCAGCCGAGCGAGCCGCTGAAGGCGTCGAATTACAGCAGCGTGGTCGAGCGCATCAACACGGCGCGCGAAACGGTGATCTGTGGGCTGGACGGTGGGCCGCCGACGATGCGCAAGCCGCTCGACGAGGTGACGTTTCTGGAAGCGCTGGCGAGCGGACAGTACAGCGCCGAAGAAATCAGCGAGATCGCCGACGGCGAGGCGCTCGAAAACCTGCGGCGGCGCACGATGGGCAAGCGGCAGACGTATAAATCGGAAAGCGCGGGCGTGAAGTTCTGCGCGCCGCCGACCAGCAAGCGGATCACTCCCCTACTCACACAGTAAGCCAAGTCAAAAAGGAAAGCGAACCATGACCCAAGAAACGGATCACAGACAAGTCGTTTTGTGGGAGGTACTGGAAAGCATCGGGGCGGGTGCCGATGTGACTCTGGAGGGGATCGAGAACCGGCTGGGCACGCTGTACGTGCAGCACCAGGCGGCCAATGATGCAGCGGCGCTCACGCTGATCCACGAGGCGTGGGAGCGCATTCAGACGCTGGCGGTGGTCGCCAACGGCGCGATTGACAAGGCCGCGGCGGCACGGGAAGTCGCGGCGATGATGAAGCACCAGCGCGACACGACGATCCGGGCGATGGTCGACACGCAGCGGGCCGCGAATGAACTGGATCGGCGTAACCCGATTGTGGACACGGTCGCCGAGCAGATGGAAGAGGCATTCGCCGAAGAAATGGAATACGGCGAGGGCTATGCCCGGGTGCGCTCGGCGGCGGCGATGGTCGAAGAGGCGGAAATCCCGATCAGCTACGAACAAGCGGACACGTTCCTGCACATGGTCACGGACGTGGGGCTGACGGAGATTGACCCGACGCTGGCGCAGGACATGCGGCGGCGGATTGCGCAGTTCGTCGCCGGGCTGGTCGCGGAATTTGACGCAGCGGCGGACGTGTGGGGCCACCTGTACCCGGCTGACCAATTTGCCGACGCGGTTGAGATGGTGATCGGGGGCGACGATGGCCGCTGAACTCCAAACCCGGACGATGGCGCAGGTGGTGGAAGACATTCTGAACCACCTCGCAGGGATACAGAATGGGTTTTCGCAGTTAGTCAACAAAAATTCACGAATATTTCACATTTACCCGTTGCGTTCTGTCAACTAGCCGATATATACTATCACCATGTCGAGAGGTTAACGCAAACAAAAACGCCGACGGTTCAGGTCGGCGTTCTTGCGGCTTCCTGACGGGTTACAGAAAGCCGATTATCTTAGCGCCCACTCAGCGAAAAGTGGGCTATGGAAAGCGAGTTGAACTCATGGTACTAGCAATCGTCCAACCTCAAACCAGTATAGCACAACCCCACGCTTACAACGATGCAACCTGGCTGCATTACTTCGACCCGCGCAAAGCTTATTCTGCGGTCGCCGCCCACGTCGGCACGCTGCCCAGCTCGCGCACCGAGGAAAAGCACACGTGGCGCGCCTACAGTGACGGCCTCAAGTATTTCCTGCGCTGGCTGGCGCAGCTCGACCCCGCCGACGACATGAACTGGGCGACTCTCCGCCTCCCCACCGCCGACCTACTCACATCGTTTATTGCCCACCTGCTCGTCGCGCGCGGCCTCAAGCCCTCCACCGTCAACAGCAAGTATCTCGCGCCCGTGCGCCTGTATCTATCGAAGCTGGCGGAGCAAAATATCAGCGGCTTTACTGGCGACACGCGCGACTTCATCGCCGACTGCCGTGAGCACATCCGCGCGGCTGCGTCCGTCAAGTCGCCGCGGCCGGATACGACCAGCAACATCGCGCCATTATGGAATCCGCAGTTTACCCGCCTCACCGCTGACCAGGTGCGCGCCGTCCTGCGCTCGATCAATCGCCTCACCCGTTCCGGCCTGCGTGACTATGCCCTGCTGCACGTCGCGTTCTCTTCCGGCCTGCGCCTCGCCGAGCTGCAGCGCATCACCCTCAACAGTATCAGCCAGCAGGGTGATGTGGTGCTCATCACCGTCCGGGGCAAGCGTTCCAATGTGGATCCGGTGCCCGTCTCCGCCCGCGCGCACGCCGACATCATGGCGTGGGTCGACGCCTACAATGCCGATCTGCCCGCCGATGATGCGCGCCGCATTCAGGGCGATCTGCCCATCTGGCAGGCCATGCTGCACGGCGACAATTACGGTTACATCGGCGTGAACAAATTCAACCCGGCGCGCGGCCTGTCGTCGCAGGGGTTGCGTGATATCATCGAACGCAGCACGCGCAGCGCCCTCGGCGACCAGTTCGCCCTCGCCGCGCACGACACGCGCCGGACCGCGGCTGCCATCGCCTATGAGGCTGGCATGCCCCTCCCGGCGATCCAGAAGCTGCTGCGCCACAAAGACGCAGCCGTGACTCTGCGCTACATCGGCCAAAAACCCGACTTCGCCGGGTCGACACTCGCCAATTACGTCCAGTTCGGCTAGGAGACAATGATGGATACTAACTCGAAGTTTCGCGTGAAGGTCACTTACTCATGTCTGGGACATCCATTTTACACGGTGCTTGATGATACGCCCGGCGCTTGGCGTTATGACGGTGATCTTGATGAGTGTCGCACAGTAGTCACTGACATCGCGCGAGGGTTACGGCCTTGCTTTTTGCAGGAAGATCGCACTAATCACTGGGTGCTATATGCCCTTGACAACACCCCTGCGATCATTTTTGAACTCGTGTTAATCGAAGATGTGATTTACTTTGGCGACGAGTGGCAGCCTGTAACTGGCGAAGAAGTCTATGTGCCGCTCTTCGGGTCTTACGGCACGGTCAGACACATGAATGCGGATTCCGCGATTGTCGAAATTGAAGATGATCGGAAACAATGGCGGATGCTTAAGTTCGATCAATTTCACAAGTCACGGCGCGCCGTGCTTGAAAACGAACTAAATCGCAAGAGCTAAATCAATCATTATTTAAGGGACGCGACTCACCGCGTCCCTTTTCATTTCCCCCACATAAAAACGCCCGGCATAGACCGGGCTTTTTCTTTGCTATGCAGTTAACTCACCCGCCCGCCGTCGGCGTGACCGTCGGCGCGCTCGGCTCGCTGCGTTTGAACAGCACCGACCCGTCCGGCAGCTCTTCGATGCTCAGCCCCATCGTCGCCGTCCAGCTTTTGACCGCATCATCATCCCATTTCGCCGGGGTCAGTTTTGCCGCGCCGAACAGCAGCCGGATGATGACCTCATACTTATCCAGCGTGTTCTCGGGGTACTGCTTCGCCGAAGTCTTCACCGACCGATCCGAAACGATGATAAAACCCGTCAACAGCGCCAACACCATGACGATCAGCGCCCCGATCACCCAGTAGACCACGTTCATGTCAATCGTGCTCACATTCCGCTCCCCATCAGACTCACCAGCACCCACCACATCACCAGCACCAGGCTCAGCATACCAAAGAACGGTAGCCACTTACGCGCAGCCGCCACCACCGCCAATTGACTCAGCCGCACCGCAGCCGTCTCCCAGCGCCGCCGCCGCCCGATCCACCCCTCAGCGCTGCTCATTCTTGCCACGAGATCCGCGTGCTGCTTGTCGATCTTCAGCTCAATCCGCGCCACGCTCTCCGTGAGCACGCGCTCGACCAGTTCGCCCACTTTCAGCGCCGCGTCGACCTTTTCCTCTACCTCGTCGACGCGCTTTTCGATCACGGCCAGCCGTTTCCGCTGCCGCTTCTGCTCTCGTGTTATGGGCATGACTGACGCGTTGATCATCGCTTGCACTTCTGCCTTATCAACTGTCACGCCGCGCCCCCTTTCCCTCTCGCATAGTCCGCTCCCCAGCGTAGTGCAGGCCGACGCCCTCAATCTACGCTGGGGAGCATCGAGAGCGCAGCCTGCACGCTCAATTATCACCCCATTTTGCCGTATTTCCGCGCCTCTAACGCACGGGACATAGAAACACGCTTATTCAAACCGAATTTTCACACCGTGGACTAAGCCGCTGCCGCGCTCAGCGCCCCCAGCGTAAACTGCGACCCGGCGAATGCGTTGTAGCCCGTCGCCGTCTGATACGTGCTGCTGGTCAAATCCGTGTCGCGCTGCGTCCAGTTCGCGCCGCTGTCCTCGCTCGTATACATGCGGATCGTGGTGCCCGATGCATAGAAGCGCAGGCCGTTGGTGCTGCCCACATTGCTGATCGTCTTCTGCTGCGTGCGTGTATGGCTGGCGACGCTGTACAGGAACACGTTCCACTGCGAGCCTGAATACTCCAACATCACCAGCCAGTAATTTCCGCTGCTGAACGAGCTGATCCGCGCTGGCAGAAACACCCGGTCGCCCGCGCGCGGAGACGCTGGCAGCGTATACAGCAATCGCACATCCATGTCGGCGCTCGGCGCCGTCAATTCGGTATTCATCGTCAGCTTCTTGATGCTAAAGTTATCGACTGTGTACAACCGCGGCAGCGCGCCGCCCGTCTGCGGTCGGAACTTCGTGGCGCTCGCCCGGTCAACCTGACGCACCGCACGCACCGATTGCAGCGATGGCAAAGCCACACCAGCTCCGCTATACGTGATGTCCAACCGCCCGCCCGTGTACGCCGTCATTTCCCCGGCGATCTCGTACCAGTCGCCCGCCGTCAGTACTTCCTGTTCCAGCGCCAGCGACACAGCGCTGGTGTTATTGTTGTACGTCGCCGCGCCCGTGCCCGCGCTGCCGTTTGCCGCCGTCTCGCTGATCGTGGCCGTAGTGCCATTGTCATTAAGTTTCGTCCAGCCCGTCAGCCCATTTGAGAAATCGCCATTGACCAGCAGTTCATCGCCAAAGCTTTGCGTGGGGATAAACACCGCTGCCCCACCCGCCGCCTTGAAAAACGCCTCATGTTTAAGCAATCTACTCATGCTTGAATCACCTCCATCAGCGCCGTGAAGTCCTCCGCCGTCATGCGGATCGCCGCACACGGGTGTGTCCCATAATGCTCGCCTGCCCCATCTGCGCGCGGCGTCGGGTCGGCGAACGGCAGCGCATAGTACACGTCCGGCGTCTGCGCGCTCCACCACACATCCAGCCATTGACCGCCGTCAAAGCTCAGCGTCAGCACCGGCTCAACATCTTCCGGCCAGTCAAACCCGCCGCTTTCATAGCCCACCCAAAAGGAGTCACTCGCGTCGATGTGCAGCACCGCGTCAATCGCCTCGCTGCTCAGCTCATAATCGACGAATGTCCGGTCATACCCGCCACCGCTAACGGGCACGCCGAACGCCGGACAAACGTCAATCATGAAAGGGGTCTTGATCTGAAGTTGGAGGAGTACCACAAGTATTGCCCACGCCACCCGGTTGACTCCGTTCGCTAAAGTCATCTCCACCTTAGCGCCGAGCCAGCCGGATAACGCGCACTTGCTAGAATGTAATTTGTTTCACCCGCTTGCGCTGATCGCCCACCGTGACGGCCTTACGCTGATCCCCCACTGCGGCAGCCCCACGCGGATGTCCGCCACGCTGTTATACCCGCCGCTGTCGACATAATGCCGCCGGTACACTTCATCCGCGTCCGGGTCTAACACCGGCGTGTAGAACTGGCGATATTCGCGCGGCAGCCCACCGATCAGCCCGCCGACGCTGATGCTCGCCCATACGTTCGTCGTCGCGTCAAACGTCTCCCACCCCTCGCCAATCTGTGCCTCGATTAATCCATGCCATCCGCCATCGACGATCACATTATTCCAGCGCAGCCCCAGCGCCGTGTAAATCATCCCCTGCATCAGCGCATAGCCGCCGCAGTGCACCGTGTCCGCCTGCAGCAATTGACTCAGCGTGTACTGTTCCCACCCGCTCGGCATGGAACCGTAAGGCTGGCTTACATGTACCAGATACATCCCAGCCAGCCCGCGCAGCCGCGCCTCGTCCTGCTCATTGAACATCAGCGCCAGCCGTGCCTTGTTCGCCTCAAAATACGCGGCGACGCCCTGCGCATCGTCCCCGTCGACCAGCTCGCGCAGCCCCGGCACATCCAGCGGACGCTCGCCGCTCATCAGTTGCCCGTCCAGCCGCACGTTACTCGCCTGCGGCGGCGTGATCGCTTTCATCACCAGCAGCCCCAACGCAAAAGCGGTGAGCATGCCCACCGCCATCCACCGAAACATCATCCACCCTATTTTTCGTGTGATCATGGTGCACTCCCGTCAGCGTTCCCTTTGACGGTTGTACTCCCGCCCTCACCCCATTAACGCGCTATTCCTTTTCTAACCGCACAATCGTATATACTTCCGTCTTAAAATTCGCCTCTACACCAAAACCATACGTGGCAACAGTCGTATTACATCGGTGGCGAATTTCAAACGTTTTACTTGCTGCAATGGTGAATCGACCTTGAATGACACTGACACTACTCGAAAGCGCTGTCGCCGATTGTGCAAATGCGCTGGTACCGATGATTACATCCACGCTGTCGCTGACATTATAGAGCCATGCTTGATTACGATTTACCGCAAACGCTGGCACTTGTGCATCAATGCGATACGTCCCGGCGGCTAGCGTAAATTGATTGCTGCTCAATGAACAGTGACCGCCTGTATCCACCGCAATTGTATTCAGCGTTCGCGTTCGATCTGCGCCGCTCGTAAAAGTGCCGCCGCTCGTATTCTGCGCTTTTTCATCGCGCAAAATGATCAGATCGAGCGCGCCGCCGCCACTTCCGCCCGCCGCCCACTTGATCCCGTTCGCTGCGCTGCTATCTGCTGTCAATACTTGCCCATCCGTGCCGACCGCCAGCCGCGCCTCTGCCGAGCTGGTGCGCGTCAGCAGATCGCCTTTCGTCGTGAGCGTCGCGCTGGTGCCGCTTGCCCCGTTAAGCTGTTCCCAAACCGCCGCGCCTGCCGTGCCGTCTACGCACATATACACATCATCGCCGGTCACGTCGATCCAAATGCTGCCCACCCCATACCCATCATCCGCGTCATCGCCCGTCGTCGGCGCAGCCGTCGCCGTGAAGTTGTGCTTTTGCCGCGTCTCACCGTAGCTGCGCAGGTCAAACAGATCCCCCGCGTCGATGCTTGTCTCGCCGTTCGCCAGGTTGACCGCATACCGCCAATCGACATCGGGATACGCCACGATCACCGCGTTCACGTCCGTCCGCGGCGGCTCGACAAACCCCACACCCACATCCGCGCTTAGCGCCTGCGTGATCGTGTTCGTCTTCGTGTTGATCCCCACGCACACCCATGCGCGCTTGCTGGCGGTCGCCGTCGGCGTCAGCGTGATCGTGGTGTTGCCGTCCCAGTACCCGCCCCGGTGCCGGAATGGGGTGATTCGCGCCACCAGCCCCCCGAGCGCATTCCCCGCCGCATCGACGAGGCTGATCTCGCCAGATGGTTTATTCGTGTAACCGACTGGCGGCTGCTGTTGGGGTGGCTGCTGCGCTTGGGGCGCGTTGTTGCCATACAGGCGCGCCGCCTGCGCTGGCACGGCACTCTTGATCACCAGCGCCCCGTCGACGCGCTCCATCTCCACTTGCACGGAGGGATCGAGGTTCGTGTTCATGGCAATCGCCACGGCAATCGACCCGTCGACCGCGTCGGTCAGTCGCACGTACACCCACCCCGGCGCATACCCGGTGTAGATCGTATACGTCCCGTCGCCGTTCGGCTTGCCGACGTACCCCGTGATCTGGTCTTTCTTCTTGGCTTGTGCGAATATTCTTTCTATCGCCCCAAGGCCGCGCTTTACTGTATTCTCAGCCACCGCAGATCCCCACAATCGTCCCGGCCCCGCTGATCGTCGTTTCGTACACTGCCCACGCGCCATTCTCCCAGCGCGCAATCGCAAATCGACCGCCCGTGCCGTATAAGAACATGAGCGTGCTGGTCACGTAGTATCCACCCGTCCACAACGGCGCGCCGCCCACATTCGTCGCCACGTCGATCACCGTGTTCCACACAATCGACCCCGCCGCATCCAGCGCGTTGAATGTCTGCAGCACCGCCCACTTGCCCGTCAGCCCCGTGTTCGTCTGGCCGATCAGCATCAGCGCCGCCGGATTGTCATCCGCCACGCTGATCCCGCGCTGAAAGCCCGCCGACGGCACGCCGAAAATATCCGTGCTGATCTGGGGGCTGATGTCCTCACGCGTCGATCCGATGATGCGATACAACCGTTGACTGTTCGGGCTGCTGCCGCTGTGCTCTCCGAAGAACGCCACATCATCCGGGCGCAGCAAAGGCCGCACGATGCACCGCGCGTTGAAGCGGTCGAGGCTGTAGCCGCTGCTCGTCTTCGCCGCCCACGTCGCGCCCTTGTCGCTGCTCTCATAGAAATCCGCGCCCGGTGGCGATGCCGTGCTGGTGTGGCAGCTCGTCAACCACTTCCCGTTCCCCCGCGGATCAGCGTACAGCCCATTGACCCAGTTCGGCGTGGTGTTGAGGTAATTCGTGTCATAGTGCGTCGTCAGTCCGGTTGACGCTGTCCACGTCGCGCCCCCATCATCCGTGTAATGCGCCGCCGATCCTGCGCTGTCCCGGTACCGCATCACCACCGCGTTATCCGGGTCACCGCGCTCCACCTGCAGTTGCACCTGCGCCGTGTTCGTCGCCGTGAAGCTCTGCGCCGTGCCCAGCGTCTGCGCGTCGAAAATGTCGTCAATCGTCCGCACTTGGCTCGTCGTCGCCAGATACCCGTTGACCGCGCCCGTCCCGTCGACATACTTCGGCGAATCCGCCCGCACGGCGAACGCGCACAGCGTCCCCGTCAGGCTCAACGCGACAATCTCAGTTTCTGGCGTGCCCCCCGCCAGCAAATCCAGCGTATTCGCCATCAGAATAAGCTGATTGCTCTGGTCAAACAACGCCAGATCCGCGATCAGCCCCAGCCCGCTTGCCGACCGCGTCACCCCATTCCCCGGCACCGGCACGTTGACGCTGCCCGAATACCCCGCATTGCTCGTTGCTGGCCGTGGGTCCCGTGCCCCCGCCTCGCCGCTCGTCTCACGTTCCCACGTCAGCACTTGCGTGCTCACGCCCGTCTCGCTGTTGATCGCCACGTCCACCGTCACGGGCAAGCCGCTCTCGCCGCTCAGCGTCGGGCCGCGATACCCCGCATTGCCTTGACTGGCCGTGATATTGACCCATGTCATGTCCGCCGGTTCAATGTCCGCATCGACCCCGTGCGCCAGCTCGACCGAATACAGCGGATCGCCGTTCATCCGCGCATAATCATGCCCGGCGCGCTCATTGCTCTCCGTCTGCGACTGCACAATCTCGCGCCCGCCCGACGACTCGCCGATCCCCTGCCCCGCCACCTCGCCCGGCGCGACGCTGTACACATCGGGGAATGGCGCCAGCCCGCCCCCGCTCAGCGTCGACGCATACCCCGAGCTGATCACCGCGTTCTCCGTGGTGAGCGCGCCCGTCGTCGGCCTCGCCCGCGTTTGCCAGTTCAGTCGCTTCCAGCCCGCCTCGTCGATCAGCCGCTGGACGGTCGCCGTCCGGTCGGCGATGTTCTGCCGCATCGGGTCCGTCTTCAGCGCCAGTTTGCCGTTGCTGTTGCACGTGAACCGCCGCCCAAATGCGCGCGCCAGCCCGTCGACCGTGTCATACATATTTCCGCCGGTGACATTCCAGCTCATCACCGGGTACGCCGCCGATCCGCTCAGCCCGGTCAGCGCGAAATCCGCCACCGTCAGCGCCGTCGATTCAAACTCCAGCAGGCGATGCATCATCCGTTCCGGGTTGCACCCCACCATGTGCAGCCAGCTCGACATGCTCGCTTCGTTCTCAAACGCCGCCGCCAGCGCCTTGACCTGCGCCAGCTTGCCCGCCACGTCGACCGCTTGGATCGTCGTGCCTTTGTCCGTCAGCGTAATCGACGCTTGGGCGAAACTGCTTTCTATATCCAGCCATCCAGCAAAACGCTGCGCCCATGTGACCGTGCCGCCGCGTGACTCGCGCACCAGCAGCATCACGACTGTGCCCGGCAGGTAATTCGCCGGGTCAAGCCGTTCTTTCAGGTCACAGCTCATCGTCTGCCCCTCTGCCGTGCGCCGATACCGCACATTCGTCGCGCGGATGATGTCCGGGTCCGCCGGGTCGAGCGCCACCACCAGATACCGCCGCCGCGCCGTTCCGCCTGCCGCTGTGACTCCGGTGAGCGTCACCCACCGCTTCCCCGCCGGAAACGTCACATCCGGCGCTTGACTCGTCGTCGTGCCCACGGTGATCGTGCCATCGGCCATGTCCCACGTCCGGCTTGACCACGTATCCGCCGCATTCACCAGCGTCGAGCCGCCCCAGTCCAGCGCGTCGACTGTCAGCACGCCGCCGCTCGTCATGCCGATCCGCCCCAGCCCGCCGAGGTCGCCCACGTGCACGATCGGCGGCGTCGCCGTGTTGTACGCCAGCTCATAATCCTTGTAAATCACGCCCGCGCTGTTGTCCAGTCGCTGCGGTTTGCGCCACACTTCATAGGTATCCACGACCGTAATATAGGCATTATCCGTCAGCGTGACCTCGCCCACATGCCCGCCGCGCGACGAAAAACCGATGTACAGCACGCTTGACGATGCCGCCTTGCGCACGTACGTCCTGCCGAGGTCATACGCGCCTTCCGTCGACCCGATCAGCACCGTCTGCCCGATCTCGATATCGCCATACGCGCCGACTGTCACCCCATCAAACGGAATTTCCGCCACGGGATACGTCGCGCTGGCGAGGTTGACTCGCGCCTTGAATACAATCGTCGGCTGCAGCAAATACACATAGCCGCGTGCGCTTTGCGGATGACTATCCCACGCCATTATCTGCGCACCTTAATCCAGCCGAGCGGTCGCCAGATGCATACCGTCCATGCCACATACTGATCGTAGGTCAGCCGTACCACACACAGTCGCCGCCAGCCCCACCGCGTGATGCTCAAATGAATTACGGGCTGCTCTGCCATTACACCGCCTCCAACTGCCGCACCAGTATCTCGACCCACCCATAGCGGATGATCTGCCACGGCTCATCCAGCGGCTTGACCGCCTGCCCGTTGTAGTCCGCCCACGTCGTGCGCGCCTTGTTCGTCGGCAGGCTGACCGTGACCGCGGCATAGTCCGCGCTGGTCAGCCCAAACGCCGCATACAGCTTATCCAGCGTCGGCCCATCCACCGCATTGAACCGCAGCCGGGCAAATGGTTCGCCATCTCGATACACCGCGTCCGGCGTGACCGTCTGCTGCGGATACTGCAGGCCGTTGGTGTGCGGCTGCGGCTCCATTCGTTTGAGCGCCGTCTGGCTGCTGCCCACCGCCACCGCAAACGCATTCGCATTGTTCGCCATGTGCTACGCCCCCGCGATCTGCTCAAGGAACATCACAAAGCCCTCGTAATCCTGCTGTCCGCCGTTCATGGCGTTGTATTGCACCGTCAGCTGACCGATTTGCATCCCGCCCATGCGCCCATTCGGCACAATCGACCCGCTCGACCCCGGCACAAACAGTTCTGGCCCCCGCTCGCCCACAATGTACGGCGACCCGCCGCTGACCGGACCACCTGCCGCCCGCATCGGGATCGCCGTGCCGCCGCCCATGAACGCCGTCCCCTTGTTGACGAACGCCGTCCCACTCCCACCCTTCACGCTCGACCCATTGAAGGCCACAAACGGCTTGTTCGCCACGCCCGTCCCCGGACTCGGTAAGACGTTTCCAATATCCCAATTGCTGCGCAATCCGCCTTCCTCTTGACTGCGTAACCACCACGGGACCTCAGTTGAGGCTAATCCCTTCATCGCCGAAGCAAGATTGCGGATCGCGTCGCCAATCGAGTTGACCGTATCCCTAAACCCCATCCAGTTAGTGGCATATGCCAACACCAACCCGCCAATAACTAAGAGGATGCCAATCATCGGCGCAGCCGCGACCATCCACGCGCCAAACGCGGCAGCAAGTCCCGTGACAGCCGTCGCAATTGCCGTGATTGCCGCCGGGATCGCTTGTATTGCCAGCACTCCGCCGAGTACCCCTACCCCAACGGCAATGGCAACAAACGTGTCTGTTGGAATACTTGCTAGAGCGTCCCCAATCGGTTTAGCAAGGTTGTCCCAGAAGAATGCCACCAGCCGGTTGATCGCATAGTTGGCATAGAAGGTCATCGTATTCCACATGACCTCCCACTGCTGCGGTGGCACGCTCAGCGCCGCGATCAGCGCGCCAATCGCCAAGACCGCCAATCCTATCGGACTGGTCAATGCCCCGATTAGAATGGAGATCCCGCTCATAGCCGTTGCCGCAAAGTTGATCACCGTGCCCAGAGCCAGCAGCCCAGCACCCAGCCCAGCCACCGCCAGCACCACGTTGATAATCGTGCTGACCGCTTCAGGGTTGGCCGCCGCCCACGTGTTGATCGCGTTGACCACGTCTGTAATCTGTTGCACCAGCGGTCGCAGTACATTGTTCATGAATGGGGTGAATACCGTGATTTGCAGCGTCTCAATCGACCCGCCGAGGCTGCTCATCGCCCCCTCAAACGTGTTCATCCGCGCCTCGGCGACGCTCGCCGCGTCTGCGCTGGCATCCATCGCATTGAGCATGGTTTCTATGTCAATCGAACTGGTGAGCGCCGTCAGCCCCACCACCCCGAACGACCCCGCCAGTTCTTGAAAAGCCCGCTGACGATCTTCATCGGTCATGTTCCGCGCGGCCCGCTCAATATCTTCTAAGACGCGCGGGAGCGGCCTCATATCGCCGTTCGCTTCGTACAAGGATGTTCCGAACATGCGCCACGCTGTAGCCGTGTTTTCAGTGCGTCGCGCCATGTTCAGCAGCATCGACTTCAACTGCGTGCCCGCTTCCGCGCCTTTAATGCCGTTTTCGGCGAAGATTGCCAGCATTGCCGCTGTCTGCTCGACGGAGAGGCCAAACTGTGCCGCCACGCCGCCCACGTTCGCAAAGCCATCGGCGAGGCTGCCCATATCCGCGCTTGACGCGCCTGCCGCGCGGCTCAATGCATCGACGACCGACCCCGCCTGATCAACTTCCAATCGGAAGCTTGCTAGAATGTTTGTTATGTTATCCGCTGTGGTGCCAAGATCCTCGCCGCTCGCCGCCGCAGCGGTCAGCACCGTTGGCAGCGTTGCCATCATCTGCTCGACCGTCTGCCCGCTGGCCAGCAGTTCCAGCATGGCGTCCGCCGCATCCTGCGCGCTGAAAACCGTGTCCGCGCCCATCTGCAGCGCGAGCTGCCGCACCTGTTCCAGTTCTTCGCCCATCGTGCCCGTGCGCGCGCTGATCTCTGCCATGGAACTGTCGAAGCTCATAGCGGTTCGCACGCCCTGCGTGCCAAACGCCACCAGCGGCGCGACTGCCGCGCTGATCGCCAGTCCCAACCCTTGCAGCTCGCCGCCGACGCGCCGCATGTTGTTCACAGTAGTCTCTAAACCACTGTCGAATTGTCTGAGTGTGTTTGTCGCCGTGTCGCGTAATTCGAGCGTCCCGAAAAGCGAGGCAACTTCAATCGCGTTAAACAAGGCTGATCCCTCCTACCATCAGCCTACCCTCACCCACGCCGAATAACGCGCAATAAAAAAACGGGCTTTCGCCCGTCACTTCTTTCCCTGCGGATACTTTTGCTCATCCGCCCACATCACTTGTAACACATCTTCCACGTCGCTGGCGGGCATGGCGTCGACCTCCCCCGGCGTCACATGCAGCCATTGCGCAATTCTGATCCGGTTGATCCGCAGCGCCTCATCCGGGTCGAGCGTCACCTGTTTGGGGAACAAGCGGCGCATGTACATCGCCTCGCCTAAGCTTTTTTTTCGCCCGGCGCTGGCGGCTGCGCGGCCGCCATGATTTCTTCATAGCACGACTGCGGCAGTTGATCCAGCCAGCCCTTATCGCCCACGCTGACGCCTTTCGGCAGCCAGCCATCGGGCACGCTCACGACGATCTTGCCCATCACCACGTCAATCGCGTCGAGGCACTTCTCGACCTGATCGGCGTCCATTTCCCGCTGCGCTTGCTGCAGCCGCATCGACAACACGGCGATCTGTTTGCTCTCGCCATGCGTGATTCTGCTGCGATCAATCACGACCTCGTTTTCTGCTGCCATCCGCTTCCCATCCTTGTCTTTGTTCCCCCTCTCCCCCGGGCTAGGGGGCTAGGGGGTGAGGTTAATCATTAGCTGTACACGCCGCCCGCATACATATTGACGCTCGGCGCGTCCGCCCCATCCAACGTTAGGCTGAACTGCACGGCGTCTTTCGTCACGCGCACGCCGTGATCGTTGCTGCTGACCACCATGCTTTGCACGTGCCGCGGCTTGCCGCTCACCGCATCTTCCGGCCCATACTCGACCGTCAGCACCGTGCCCGGCGCCAGCTTCTGGATGTACGTCTGCACGTTCGTCACGTCATACATCAGCGTGACCGACATGCTCACATCGTTCAGCCCTGCCGCGCGCATGTTCCAATCCACGCCGCTCCCCGCCGTCGTGTCGACGGTCGCATTCGACGCGGTCAGCGTCACGTCGACGAAATAGGCATCGACTTCCGTGGAGTCAAACTTCAGAAATACGGTGTTATCCGCATACGTTGCCATCTACACTCTCTCCATTCTGAATCGGAAGCGGTGCCCGGCGTGGTAGATCTGCCCGCCGTCGACCGTCTCCAACATGTGTACAATCCCCTCTTGCTTCACATTGAGCACGTACCAGTCCGCGCCGCCGTTCAGTGCCTCGCTGCTGCTGTAATCCGCGTCATTCAGCAGCGTGCTGATCCGCCCTGCCCCGACGAACGCCTGCGCCAGCTGCTCCGTCACCAGCTTGACCTGTAGCACAATCTCGGCGTCCTGCTGCACGCGCTCGTTGATCTCGCCGCCGCCCATCCACGCATACACCACATACGGCTTTTGCGTGCCGCTCGGCGCGAGATCGGGGAACACTTTCGCGCCCCACAGCTCGCCGCTGTTTTCCGTCAGCCGTGCCTTGACCGCGCGGTACAGGGCCGCCAGCGCCACCTCAGCCATTAGCGGAACACTCCGAAATCTCGCGCATACGCCGCGAATTTGCGCTGTCGCCACACCTCAAACACGGGTGTGATAAATGGACGCGGCCCCATGTTCTCCGTCCCAAATTCGAGCCACTTGCCATACACCACCCCATCATGCACAAACAGGCGCAGCGGCCGATCCGGCGTCCACTTGATCGACGCGCGCAGCGCCCCGGTATCGACGTTCGGCGGATAGCCCTCTTGGCTGGCGACGTGTGTCACGCTGCCCCGCTGATACGACTGTCCCGGCGACGACGTGCCCATGCTCAGCACAATATCCCCGACGATCTCCGTCGCCATCCCGCGCAGCATCTGATCGGCTCTGTCTGGCGTGGTGCGGATCAGCTGCTCCAGCTTGCGCTTGTTGATCTGCACGGCCATCTAGTCGCGCCCCTGGCACACGGCCTGCTGAAACACTTCATCGGTCAGCTGCGTCTCAATCCGGGTGATGTCATACGTCACCCCATTGACCGTCACGCGCATATCCACCGCCAGCTCGACCGTCGCGCCCACGACTAAGCGATATTCACGTTTCATCGTCTCTGCGCTGCCCGCCTCCGCCACGCCGCCGCCGTAGCGCTGCCCCAACATGATGATCCGGCACGGCACATCCGACGCCGTGACTTCCCATGCATGGATCGGCTCGCCATATTCGCCGCGCGTGCTCACTTCACGTTCCAGCAGACACGTATCGGTGAGAAACGTCCCGGCGACTCTCTGCATCATGGCAACGACTTGACTTGAGGCAGGCATAAGACCCTTTCTATCAACTGTCCGTGTACGGCTCTTCGGTCGCCAAGCTGTCCACGCGGTACGTGTTGACCACGCCCGCGCTGATCGCCGCCACGCCCAATTCCCGCCGCTTCTCCGCCAGCAGTGCCGCGTAGCCATCCCGCGCCGCTTTGTTGTCCACCTGCAGCCAGTCCGCCTTAAAATTCGGCTGACTGAGCCGCGCCATGATGAACTTGATCGACGCGATCACCGCCTTCTGCCACGTTCCCTCTTCCGCGAGGATCATGCTGATGTCCTCATCCGTCAGGAAGCTCTCGGCTTCGACCGTCTGCCCGGTGTGAAACCGGACGCGCGTCAGGTCGCTCGGCGTGCTGCTCGGCGTGTACGTGAACGTCACGGCTTAGCCCTCGCTCATCACGTTGATCGTGATGCTCAAATCGGTTGTGGCCGTGTACGTCGGCGTGGCGTCGCACACCAGATACCCGTACAGCGTGCCGCCCGGCACATTGAACATGCCGCCATCGATCCCGCTGCGCTCATCGACCAGCGCCACCGCGTTGCTGTTGATCGTCGTGTAGTCCGCCGCCGCAATCGTGACGACCGCCACCAGCGTTTTCAGCTCGTCGACCGTCGGCGCAAACGCCGCATTATCGGCAATCGACGCCGGCGCAGCATTGAACAGATACAGCTTGCACGCCGCCTTCTCGTTGTCGTCGTCGACAATCCGCACGCTCTTCAGCAAAAACGCGCCGCTGCCAGCCTGCAGCACAAAGCTGAGCCGCCCACCAACCACGTCCCCCGCCGAGTATGCCCCCGCGGTGATCGTCGGTGTGCTCGTTTTCTCAATCAGGCTGATCATGGTCGCCATTTACGCCGCCGTCACAGTCGCATCAGTGCTGATCGGACGCCAGATGCAGTAGTAATCGATCTGCCCTGCCGTCAAATCCGCCGTGCCCACCGTCTCAATGATGTCGGTGTTGTTGACGATCACGCCGTTGCTGCTCAGCGCTTTCGCCCGCACGCCCGGCGTCGCATCCAGCCACACCTCATTCGCGTCGATGTTCGTCGCCGTCGTCTGCGCGATCAGCACCGCCGTGTTGCCCGCCACGCCGACTTCAATCGTCCCGGTCGCCCCATCCAGCAGCGTGTTGCAAATGCCGAAGATGCGCACTTCCACCACGCCCGAAACGTCGAATAACGTCGTCGGGTTGGCGGTGCCTGCCGTGTCGCCGTGCTCATTCGATCCGCCGGTGAACGCCGTGCCGACATGTTTGGCGATGCGCCAATCCGGCACCAGCTCCAGCCCATCCTGTACCGAAATCCCATTCGGGAATGCTGTTACGGTCATAGAATTCCTCTTCTCTCATGGTGAGCGGTCTGCCGGGCGACGTTAGTCCGACGCTGCCCGGCTCCCGCTCATGTGGTCAGGTCTAGGCGACTTCGTGCCCGTAAATCCAACGCCAATCGTCGACGCCGTAGCTGTAGTGCAGCTTCAGCTCATAGGTGATGTGCGTGGTGCTCTCGTCGACCAGCATCACTTCCAGCTGCTCGCGGTCATACCAGTTGACGACCTGCTGCCGCCACACGCTGTCCGCCATGAACCAGTTGTTCGTATCGCTCAGCCGCGCCCACGGGATCACACTGAAGCGCCCCGCCTGCGTGTTGATCGCGTTGTTCGCGCTCGACGGGTCGAGCACGCTGCCGACGATTTCCAGCGCCGTGTCTTCCAGTTCCGGCGGCACCCACAGCTCATTCGGGCTGACGCCGAGGATATTCCCCTTGTCATCCGTGAACTTGCTCATGGCGATGCGCGTCGCCGCCACCGCCGCCTTCGTCAGCGCGCTCGTGCCCTTGTTCGACTGCGTCCCGGCGCTCTTGTGCTTGCTCTTCGGGTGTGCCGTCGAGCACAGCGCGACCGCATCGCTCCACGTGTAGCTCGCGCTGAACGCATTGTTCAGCAGGCTCGCCGCGTCGATTTCCTGCTTGATCGCACCGCTCACACCCGCGCGCTGAATCAGCGTGTTGATCTGGCTGTACTGGTCATTCAGGATGAGCCGCTTTTCAATGCTCAGCTGCACCGGGTACTCGACATGGGTGTACGTTTGGGTGTACAGCTGATCCATGTCCAGCTTGCCTTTGGTGCCATTCTGGCGATACTGATCCCACGCATCCGGCGAAATCCCGCCCATGCCGGTGCCTTTTTCTTCGGCCAGCCCGCTCGTCTGCACATTGAACAAACGACCGCGCAGGCTCGGCACCCGCGTCTGCCCCAACCCAAAGTGATGGTAGATCACCGGGGTCAACAGGCTGTCAAACTGCGATTGTCTCAACATCTCACATTCTCCTCAGTCTGATAGCTGCTTAGTTCAGCGGGTGGGCCGCGGTCGAAAGCTTGACGAGCGTGCGCTCATCCGCAGTCGAGTTGGCGACGACGATGAAGTTACCGTTGCTGGAGGTGGTGACGGTCTGCGCACCCGCCGACCCGGTCAGGTCGAGCAGCGTGCCAATCGTGCGCGCATTCGCGTCATAGACCGAATACAGCGCGTCGAAGTCGGTGATGACTTCCATGTATGTGGTGCTGTCCGTGCCCGCCTTCGTTTCGAGCGCGATCCCGATGATCGCCGTGTCGCCCGTCGCCGCCAAGTCAATCTCGCCGCTTTCCATGTTGACCATGTCGCCCTTGTACAGGGTTTCCGTGTCTTTGAACAGGAAGCGCTGCACGGTCGGCGGCGCGCCGCTCTGCCGCCCCTCAAATTTGAAACCTGCCGTCGTATCGATGACAGCCATGTTGTTACCCCTCTATGTTCACGTAAGCGATAGAGGCTTCAAGCCTTAGCGGTTGCCCGCTCTTTTGAGACTTTCGACGTACTGCGCTTCGGTCATGCCAAAGCGCGCCGCCATTTGTTTCTGCTCATCGGTGAGCCGCACAACTGCGGTTCCTCCGCCCTGCCCCGCCCCCGCGTCGATATTCGGCGCTGGCGGCGTGGTAAGTCTGGTCAAATTGGCGTCGAGCCACTTTGCCAATTGAGCTGGGCTGTAGTCAACGGGGATCAGCGCGCGCATGTCTTCCCGCACGCTGTTAATCCGGCTCGTGTTCGATTCCCGGATCATTTTTTCGAGCGTCTCCGCCTGTTCTTTGAACGGTTGGAGCGCTGCCAATTCAGCCGCCCGCTGCTCAGCAAGCTCTTTGAAGTTGCCTGATTCGGCCAGTCGTTGCTGCTGCGCTTCTTGCAGTTTGCGCAGCTCGACCCGGTAACTGGCGGCCTCTTGCCGCAGCTCCTTGATCATCTTCTGGGCCGCTTCCGGCAAATCTTCCAGCCGTCCGGGTTGCTGCGTCCCGGTCGGGTTTGATTGCGGCGTTGCTTCTTGCCCCGCCTGTTGCTCGTCAGACATCTAGCCTGAACTCCCTGTTTGCGTTATGTACCTTCATCGTGCCTTAATTCGGTTGGCCTAACGCACATTCTACGACCCCAAATTTGGGTTATCCGGCGTTCTCAGCGGATGGGGCTTTATCATTCCAAACGATTTCATGCTGATTGTTGCATTCTTCGCATTCGAGCGTGTTGTGATGTTCCTGCCACCCTATTCCCGCATCTTCCCAATATCCGCCGTAGAACCAACACGAATTGACCGCGCCGCAGTAGGGGCACTCATGCCCGCCCGGAATGCTGCTCACCGTGTAATAATGCTTCTCTTTTTCCAATTCAGATTGTTTGACCCGATTTGCATATTTCACCGGGCAATCTGGATATGCATTGCACCATGGACACTCGTATACTTCCGGCTCCTCAAAGTGTTCGCACTCTTTCATCGCCCCAGCATCCCCTTGACACTCGCCTCCCTGACCATTTCGCCGAAGACAGCGTCTTGGTACGGCTGCACAAAGTCGCGCAGGTTGATCCGCCCGCCCTTCCACAGCTCAAACGCGCTGTCACCCATCTGCGCGCGCTGCCGCTCTTCCGGCAGTCCGCCAAACCACTCCTCGCCCGTCTGCACATCGCGCGGCCTGCCCCGTACCACGCTGATCGATGTACAGCGCCCGTTAAAATGGTCATTAATCCGCTCGTCGATGGGCAAGCGCGTCCCATGCAGCGCGACGCAGGCCATGCACGTCCGCGCATCCAGCGCCGCGATCCTGATTTGCTCCGTCAGAATATCCGCATTCGCCATGCGCTGAATCACCGCCGCATCCCGGTAACTCTGCAATTGCACCGTCCGCATCAGCGTGTTGGCCTGCGCTGCTGGCACGCCCTCCGCCATCTGCCGGATCATCCGCGCCGTCGTCAGCGGATTCCACCCCTCGACCAGCCCCCGCACCGCCTGATTGCGCACCGTCTCCAGCACGCGGTCCGGATACGCCTCTAACTCAGCCGCCCACGCGTCCGAATTCACATACCCCACCAGTCGATTGACTGCCTCCGGGTCCGGCACATTCCACTGCACGCCGATCATCCGCAGCTGCTCATCCGTCACGCCGGGCAGCGCCAGCTCGCGCGTCAGTCGTGCCGCCGCGTCTACCCCCCGCCGCTGAGCATCCGCCGCCGCCGCATCGACGCGCTGAGCAATCCGCCCCAGCTCCGTGTCGAGGTCGGCCACCAGCGCGCGCAGCACCGGGTTATCCGGTTGCAGTCGCTGACCCGCCGCCTCCAACCGCGCAGCCTCGGCGTCCAGTTCCGCCAGCCGTTGATTGATGCGCCCGCCGCCGACACTCGCGCCAATCGCGTTCAACGTTTGCCGCGTCGCCTGCTCATAGCCACGGTCGAGCAGTGCCCGCGTCAGCTCACCGATCCTATTTGTACCCGTACCAGGTTGCGTCATGCTGATTTCTCACAATGGGGTGACATATCTGTAGGGGCGCACGGCTGTGCGCCCTTCCCTGCTCGCCGCCGCGGCTCTACGCCGTCAGCGCCGCCGTGCCGCGCACGATCTTGAGATTCATCTTGGACGCGCTCTTCGCCACGCCGAGGATCACCGGGTACATGCCGCTTGCCAGATCGCCGACCGGCGCGATGCCGCCCGCCGTCCCGCTCAGCACGTATACGCCATCATCCGCCGCCGCGCTAATGCTCAGCGTGCCGCCCGGCGTAAAATCATCGTCTTCCTCGACGATGGTGAGCGGTTGCCCACTGGACGCGCCATGCAGCGCAATCCCCACGCACTTCGCGGTCGCCGCCGATGCATTCGCATCCGCCGCCTTGAACTTGAACGAGTCGCTGCTGTCCTCATAGACCGCCTGCCCCGCTGTGATCGTCGCGCCAGCAATGCCCGTCCGCTTTTTCGCGTTCGCGCCCGCCAACACATTCGCCGCTGTAATGCTCACATCTGACATGGTGTATCCCTTCGATTAATCGAGTTCGTGCACTTGCATCGACACGATCAGCCTACCGCGCACCCCGCCACCTAACGCGCAGAATCAAAAAGCGGCAGGTTTCCCCACCGCTTTCCATAATCCGCCTTCTACCAACTCAGCCTATTTCCAGTAGTAGAATCCCTCACCGTCACATTCTTGGCACGGTGTCAGATCCCAGTCTTGCCCCGTTCCAGCACAAGCACTACATATAAACATATCGTCATCGGCTTCGTCGTCTAGGTCGTCGTCGCTGTCCAAATACATTTCATCGTCATCGACTTCGAGCGGTATCACATGCACGATCCCCGCATTGACCGCCCAATCTGGCGCGCCCTTCCACAGCCCATGACGATGATTGCAAGGCTGTGTATAGAGGCTGTACATTTCAGGCTCTGACTTTTCGTACAGGGTGATCGTTTCAACCTGTGCGCCGCACGTCGGGCAAGTGTGAGACTCCCCGCTTGAAAATGCGGCTGTCTTGCGCAGCCACTCAGCTACAGCGGCTTCTACTTCTGGGTCTAGTTGCGTCATGTTCGCCTCGCTCACCTAGTAAACACCTTCTATGACCCGCTCATCTCATTCCACAAATAGCGGAAGTTCTTTGTCCTCCACGTAAAAAAATCCCCCGCTGCCATTTCTACATCAGCCGTTGATCCGGCGCGTTTGACTTGCACGTTGTAGTTTGTCAAGCGCAGCGGCGATCCGGTGACAATTACACCTTCCCCGTCACACCACTTAGACCAAAACAACAGGTCTTGATTTGATGGTTCAATGTTGCCATTGGGGTGTGAGTGAAAGTGCAGGAGAGAAAGCCCCATTGATTGCGCGGTGAGTTCGGAAACTTCCTGCGCTTTGTCCAGATCCCACGCCTGCCATGTGTTTCTAGTCGTCTTCGCTACGTTTGGAAGCATCACCCACGAGTGAATGAAAAAGACGAATTTACCGCCAGCCCGTTTAAAACTCGTCCACTTGAGGCGATTAGGCAGACGAGTCGTTCCTAAGAAATATCCGCCGATTTCAGCCTCAGCGTTATTAAGATGAAAGTTGCGGAACCGCTCTTCGATTTGCGGTGTGGCGAACATTGTTGCTATGGTGTAAACCATGATTATCCTCGCTTGTGCGAATGCACTTACTAGAAACTGCTACAATTCGATGCTTTTGACATCCATTACATATGGGCATTTTGAGACAGCCAACGCGACAGCAAGAGCCGCCGATTCATCTGTCGCTTGCCACAGCTTATCACTGCGCCCAGACTCGTCCGCCCAATATCCGATCTCGCAAGTGTGGCGCTCGTCATTGTCGCGAAATAGGTTGTAGTCGATGAAGTCGCGCTCATAGATAAAATCTAACAGCCACATTGCCTCATCCATTGATCGTGCGAAACGTGGCGTATAGTCTCGCCATACCTGCGCGATTACTTCTGGCGTTTCCAGTTTGCTCCCAACATGAACGCGGTAATCGCCACCGAGTAGCGTCTTTTTCGGCGGCGGCGCGTAAAGCGTTCCTCTCTCAACTGTAAATCCGAGTGCTTTTGAAATCTTGATTTCTAGACCGCGAATTTCTTCTTGCGACATCATTAGCTTGCCCCATCTAGATCAGCGTGAATAAACAGAAAGGAGTCGTCGTCAAAAACTTCAAAGCTCTCTACAACATAGCCCCATTCAGGCAAGGCTCGATGCTCAACGATGTATGCACATTCAGCAGCGGCGTGCTGCCCTCTGACCAAGTTGTTCTTGTAGCAGTCCAAGCACGTTTTTACGGTATCTGGATCAGCCAACATAAAGTACATTACGATTTCTTGGTTCATTTACGGATTTTCTCTAGGCTAGGCTAATGCACTTTCTAAGTCCCTACCAATCCATGCGCTGAAATGACACAAAGTCTAGCACCTCGTTACGCGGCTCTGGTTTGTTGCATCCCGCGCATAGGTTGGGCGTGCATTCCGTGTCCCACTCGAATAGGCGTAATTGACCAGCGGACTCAGCTTTCATGCCTTTAGTCGGCATTTCCCCATAACCATAGCCAAAGTGCTGACGGCTATAGGCGTCTAGCGGGTCAATGACGTTGGCGGCGTCTTTCGCATAGGTGTGCAGCTGATCGGGAGTGATGTGTCGATGCCAATTGCACAGACAATCACCGCTATTGCCCGTCCGCTCATAGAACGGGTTGATCGGAAAGTCGTGATCGGCTCGGTAGGTAGCAACTTCCTCATTTGACCAGTAGACGATCGGGTTGACGTATACGCCAGCGCCGATCCGTTCATACTCTGGCGTGTTTGCCCGCAAGTCACTTTCGGCGCGGCGCACACCATTGACAAACATTACTCGGTCTTTGTAGCTGCGCTTGTTGGCTTGCACTAGCTGACGAAAGGCACGCTGTTTGAGGTAGTAGAAATAGAACTTATGCTGTGAGCGGTCATAGATAAACCCGTGGGTTTTTACGTCATTTTCCCACGTCTCAATATCCGGGTTCATCCAGATTTGAAAGTCGCCAGCCCCTAGCTGAGCGGCGGCGCTGGTCACAAACTTACGCCACCCATCGGCGGCGATCCGGGTATCAACCGCAATCGTGAGCAACTTCACATCGCGGCGCTTTGCCCATTGCAGACTGATATGAGTGCTGGTCATGCTGTCATACCCACCGCTAAAACAGGCGATCACGGTTGACGGCTTATGCTCATCATAGGCAGCGTCTAGAATTTCGTCTGGAGTCTTCATTCCTCACCTGCTTTCCTCTAGGCTAGGCTAATTGTTTTTCTAAGTTCCGCTGTAATTGCGCATCACTGACCATATCAACGGCGCTGTTCGTGAACTCCCCGCTGTACCTTCCTTGAAGCGCTTGAAAATCCAGCGTCGCAACTCTTTTCTCTCGTCCGCTGTAAGCTTGCGCTTAAAAAGATGCTCTGCTTCAAGCATCGCCGTGCCAACGTATTGGCGCCAATCAGCAATCAACCACGTGCTGAGGTAAGCGCGCATTTGTGGCGACATGAGTCAGCTTGCCCACAGCATTTGACACATGATTTTTGCGTGGCCTTCGTCGGCGATACGCTTGCGGCATTCTTCCAACGTTCCACCAGACAGATAGAGCGCAGGTGTCCATTGGTAATTGCCCAGATCATCCCGTGTGGCTTCTGGGTCGGTGATGGTAAACAGCGCAATATGACTCGCAGGGTTTTGGTCTTGTGGGCTATACGCTGCCCATAGAGCGCAGTTCCGATATTGCTTGATTTTTTCGTGTACAGTTTCCATTTTGTTTCTATGTCTCCCGTGGGTAGGTTAGATCGAACTCTGTTTCTTCAAACCTACGTTCGATCCAGAAAAGACCAATGCTTGCCGGTGATGATGTTGGTGATCTGCTGCGGACATACGCCGAACTCGCGTGCAAGCCGCCGTTTATTTTGCTCTCCAGCAGCCCATCTATCCCGAATGGTCAGCACCTGCGCCTCGGTCAGCTTGTTTCTCGCGTTCCGAATCCCCTTCCCACCTTTGGCGCGCCCCTTCTGCACTTTATCCCGCATGTTGTCGAGCGGCGTGCCAAGAAACAGGTGTTTTGGGTTTACACATGTGGGGTTATCACAGCGATGACACACCAGCATCTTGTCAGGAATGTCACCATAGTGCAGCTCATACGAAAAACGATGCGCATACCGCACATTGCTTTTCTTTCCGAACCGTCCGTAACCTGCAGCCTTTGCGCCAGTCCAGTTCCAGCAGCCATCATCGCCCGCTGACTGATCGACCTTTGCCCAAAACCGTTCTAAAGTGCTAGACTCATTCAATGCCGACACGATACACTCCTATCTGTTGGCTAAAAGCGGTCAGTGTGTCCAGCACTGATCGCTTTGCTTACCTCTACTCTACAGCGTGCCGCCGATGCTATCGCCGTTCGCACCATGCCAACGCTCGACCAAAGCCGAGCCCGCACGGCACGCTGATCACACACCACACCACCAGCAGTTCGATCATCACTGCACGTTGAAGTTATCAAAGCCCGGCAGGTTCGCCAGCGCGGCGACCATCTGCGCGCGCTTCTGCGTGAGGATCTTCTGGATCTGCGTCTCATCCCATTTGAACACCGGCGCAATCTCGCGCAGCCCCTGCTCGTCGCCGATGCGGTCCCACAGCTTGACCACGTTTTCGACGACTTCCTTATTATTCCGCAGCTCGGCGTTTTCCCACTTGCACGCCCACCGCTTGACCGTCGGCGCAGCCCGCCCACCAAACGCGTTCTGCACGTTGACGGCCACGCGCATCACGTCTTCCCACGCATTCCCGCCCTTGACCTGGAAGCGCTTGACCTTGCCCAGCAGCCCCACCTCGCGTTGCTTTAGGCTTTCACCGCTCGCCGTGTCCCCGCTCTGACCCGGCAGCGGCGTCTGTGACACGTTGCTGATCTGCTCGATCAGAAACTGCGCCTCGCTGATGAACGGCACCAGACTCGCCTGTTCCAGCACCGACATGTCCGCCACCTGATCTTTACTCAGCCCCTCTTTGCCAATGGTAATGATCGACCCCGGCGCGACTGCCGCTGGTGGCTCAAACCCACGCGCCACCTTGATCTGGAACGCGGACAGTTCCGCCGTCATGACCATGCTCACCAGCGTCCGGTTGAGCGCATCCTGACCGGGGATCACGCTGGCGATCTCGCTCACGCCGTAGCTCAGCCGCGCCTTTGCCCGGTTGACAAACGGCACCACCGGTACGCCAATCGGCATTCCGTTTGCGACATTCACCCACGGCACCACGCCGTTGATCTCGCCCATCGGCTCGGCATGCTGCGGCTCACCGTCGTCGAGGTGCACGCGCAGCCCGCCGCCCATGTCGCTGTCATACTTCTCGACGCGATCCGGGAAATAAAAGTTCACGCGCCGATCCGTCCCCGCGTCATACCACACCTTGACCGCCGCCTTGATGCGCTTGCCCATCCGGTCATACACGGGAATAACCCCGGTGTCGCCATCCCACGCTAACTCCTGTGCCAGCATCGGCTGCTGATCGTCATTGTCGAACGTCACCATCACAAACGTGATCCCGTCGCGCAGCGCCGCGTCATGCACATCCATCTGCAACCCGTCGATCCGGTTGTAGCTCAGCACTTCCTCCGACCATGCCGTCGCCGTCGGCGTGTCCGCCTCAATCCCCGCCACCGTCAGCCTATCGCCCATTTTGGCGATCACAAGGTCACAGTAGTTCAAATTAAAGCTGTCCAGCACGCTCCCGCTGATGCGCAGCATGTCGCGCATCTCCGTGGTGAGCTTCGCCCGGTGTTCGCCCTCGGCATACTGCCGGAACAGCGCCACCTGCAATCCCCACGTGTTGATCTCGTCCACCCACGTCGTCGGCAGTTCCATCCCCGCCGCCACCAGCCGATCATAAATCGCACTCAGCATATCGCCCCCTAATTGCCAATCCAGCTTGTCGTCGTTGCCGTCAATTTCTTCGCCCCGCCCACAAACAGCCCGTACCGCGCCGCATCATACGGGTCGTCACCGCCGACGCCCTTTTCATCCGCGTCGACCTTGAGCACATCTTCCGGGTTATGCGGATCCACCTCCAGATACGGCAGGCAGTTGATCAGCCGTTCGCAGTTACTGGTGATGCGCCAGCGCGGCGCTATGCCGCGTTCCGGCTGCCCCAGCAGCTTCTGCAGGTGATGCGCCCCACCAACGCGGCTCCCCGCGCTCGTTTCGGCGTGCGTCAGCGTGATCCCCAGCGCCTTATACTGCTCGTCGATCGACTTCTCCGATTGCCCCGTCTTGTTAAACACATCCGCCCCGGCGTATACCTTATCCAGCCGTTTCATCGGCAGCACGTACCCCGCCAAGACCGCGAACAGATCCGCCGCAATCTCATTTGGGTATCTCTTGCGATGCGCGAGCTCATGAAACGTAATGATCACGCCGTCAGGCGTCTGCGCATGTAGATAAATCATGTTCCAGTGATTGAAGCCATAATCCATCGACGCCCACACCTTCCAGTAGGGCTCAACTCTCAAAATCGACGGAATCACGTGCGTGTCGTGGTTCCACTGATCGAAATACGCGCCCGCGCTCACGTCCCAGTTACCCTCCAGGTACGCTTTGCGCTCCACCCCCGTCAGCTCTTCCAGATTGCCGACGTAATCCGCATTGACCGCCTTGTTATCGTTGACCGTCGCAAAGATGAACTTCCGCGACCGATTCAGCACGTCGCCATACTTCCGCTCATGGTCGATGAATCGGTGCTTGTAATACTTGTGTCCCACCCCGAGCGGATTCGTGCTGTTGTACACGCGCGGACGCCAGCCGGGTTTGCTGGTACGTGCCGACTGCCGCAGCGCCTTATGCACCCGTTCCGTCAGCGTCGTCGCCTCTTCGATGATGATCACGTCGTATTCAATGCCCAGATAGTTCAGCGCCTCTTTTTCCGTCTGGAAGTGGCCGACAATGATCTGCGACCCGTTGGGAAACCGGATCAGCCCTTGCGTGTACCGATGCGGCACGTATTGCAGCACCGACGCGATCAAGTCTTCAAGCTGTTCCCGAGCCCTAAGCCCGGTCTTACGCAGATACAGCGCTTTCAGCCCCGCGAATCGTTGGCAGTCGTCGACCGCCAGCTGCGCGAATATCCCGAACGATTTCCCCGGCCCACGCGCCCCGCCCATGCCCACTTCCGGCGATCCCATCTCGCCCTCAATGTGTGCGGACGTATCCACCCGCCGCGCCCATGCCGAGAATTCGAGCTGTTTGGGCTGCAGCACAATCCGCGCGCGCTCAAAGTTGGCAATCTGATCCGGCGGGTTGCCCATTTTGGCGATCATCGCCCGGTACTCACCCTCCCCGCCGTCATAGAACTTTGCGATCTTCTCTTCAAGCGTCCCCTTGATCAGCCGGTGATAGAGCTGCGCCGCCAGCCGCGCCGCGTGGGGATTGTTGACTCGTGCGGTCATAGAAAATCCCTTATCCCAACTCAGATAATGCCAAGCGCTTGCTGATGACGGAGCATGCGATATTCTTCAGCAGCTTTTTGCAAGTCCGTCTCAATCGCCGTGCGTGTGTCAGGATGCAGGATCATTTTGTCTTTGTTCGCCTCGTACCATTTCAACGGTTCTTCCAGCGTCCAGTCTTTCACATAGGCTCGACCAGCGCCAAACCAGTCAGCCAGCATCTCGCGGCGATACAGATCCGACATCTGAAATACCTGCATTGAGCCATCATCTTTCGGCAAAAGCCACCATTGCCAATGATGCTTATTCCGCTTTTGATGCAGCAGCCACGCATAATCAAAGCCGAGATCTTTCCCCTCGACGCGCGTGTAAGTGCCCGTCGTTTTGTCGCGCTTGACCGCGTTCCGCGTACCGTAGAAGTAGCGAGCATAGGGAAACCATTCATCTGGGAGGAACTTGTCCCAGTCATGCAGAATGGCGATCCAGATCGGCACACCGAACCGGAAACACGCTACAAACACATACCACTTATGCCGCAGAACCGATTTCAAGTATTTCAGGTGCATACTCATTGACTCGTTTTCTCCCTCACCTCTACCCGTTGTACATGCGCATGCGTCGGCAGATCATCACACTCGCCGTCCTCATACTGCACGCTGATCCGCTTGCTAATCCGGTTCACCCACGCCGCCACAATGACGCGCTCACACTGCCCCACCCGCACGCGCACGGGCATCGCCATCCCCACCAGCTCGCACGCCAGTGTGAAATCCAGTTCGCCGCTCATTGACCGCCGCCCATCTCCGCGCGCATCATCTCAACGAACTGCGCCATGAACGCATCCGGCGACACGTTCATCTTTGCCATGTAGTCCAGCACATCCTGCGGCAGTCCCCCAAGCGGCATACCATTCGCGCCCGTCAATTCCTGCCGGTTCGACCACCGTTTCGGCGTGGGCATGTGCGTCAGCACAAACTTACTCGCCTCAAAGTCGCCATTTTCCACTTGGATGAACACGTTGTCCGCCGCCATGTCAAACATCAGCACGCGCGACGACTCGACCATCTCGCGCAGGTGATACTTGTCGATCCAGTTGTACACCGTCTGCCGCGTGACCTGGTACGCCTCCGCCACTTTGGCGATCACGCCGCCGTAATGTTGGAGCGCCTGCCGCAGCTCAGTCTTTGTTACCGTCGCCATAGTGCGTCAAATCCTGTCAAATATCCGCCGTTTTCGCGCCATCGATCGAATGACTATACGCATCACCGCTACACCTACCCTTAAACCGTAACGCGCATCCGCCGATCTAACGCATCAGGGGCGCACTAACGCGCCCCCGTGCGTTTTCTGCACGTTTTTTCGTGCAAATCAGAATGGAATATCGTCGGCGACTTCCTCAGTCACTAGCTTTTTATTCTTTTTCAGGCTGCGCCACACCTTCGCCCCGTTGGCCTTGATCGTCTCGCGCGTGTTTCGCCACTCTTCGACGGCCTTATTCCACGCGGCCACTAGCGCGCGGTGAGTCTGCCGCCGCGCCATCTCGGCGTGATACTCTTCGACGTCCAGCCCCAACTCACTGCGCAGCAGCTCGACATCTTCCACCGACATCGACACGGAGATCGCCTTGTCGGCCACCGTCAGCTTGAGGCTGAATGTCGGTTCGCCCTGCCAGCGGTCATAATTATCCGTGCCCAGTTCGATCCACAGCGCCCCCTGACTCTGCGGCACCACGCTGGATACCCGCTTCGGCATCTTGACCCATTTCGGCTCGACCGGGGCCGGGTTGTCCTTTTCCCACACCGCGCTGACGGCGTTCTCTGCTTCCCAGTCCTGCTTCTTTGTCTTGACCAGTTCCAGAATCGTGTTGTAGTCCATTTAGTACCTCGCAAGATATCGGATAACTTCGAGCGTTGTCAGGGCATCGGCCAGTGCGTGATGTGCCTCGCCGCTGCTGATTCCACACTGATCCGCCGCAGCGGTCAGCTTCTGCCACTTGTAATTCCCGTGATACTCGCTGAACGCCCCGTAAAACTGGGCATACGCCGTCATGGCGTCCGCATAAGCGGGCATGTCGTCGAGCCGCGCAGGTTGGCACACTGGCAGCCCGCACCGCTCGCAATCCTGCCGAATGATCCGCGCGTCGAAATCGATGTTGTACCCCACCCACACCCGCGCCTGGAGCACACGCCGCAGCATCGGGTAAATCACGCTGAACGTCGGCGCGCCCGCCACATCCGCATCCAGCAGCCCGTGGATACCGCTTGCCTCGCCGGGAATAGAGCATTCCGGATTCACCAGCGTGTCAATCAGCGGCCGCCCTTCCCGGTCGATCACAGCGATGCTCACAATCCGCGCCGTGTCGTCGAGTCCCGTCGTCTCCGTGTCGATCACCACGAACGGCATCCGCATCAGCAACCGCGCCCAATGCGCGATCTCGTCTTTGCGCTCAATTCGTTCCATCCCGTCTCGCCTTCTCACATACCCGACACACGTGTAGCTGATACGCCTTCGCGCTGCCCCGCCGCCGCCCATACTTCCGAAAGTTGACCAGCGTCAGCGCCAGCACCGCCCGGCAGTCGACGCACACGCGCCGCCGTTCCTGTTCCAGCGTCCGGTTAATCCAGATCACCTCCCAGTAGCCGATCCGCTGCAGATCCACCTCCGCCAGCGTCGCCGCGACAAACGGCTTTTTCCGTCGATGCGCCTCCTCATACTTCCGGTTGTAGATCCGGTGCTGCGCCCGTCGTTTCTCGCGCATCACGTCGCTCTCATTGGCGCGCACGGCCTGTGCATACTCGCGCTTCCTTGCCCGATACGCCGCGTCCGTCGCATACCGTTGCTTCAGCACGCGCTTCCGGTCGTCCAACTCGCACGTGCGGCAGTTCGTGTGCAGCCGCACCACGCCCGCCGCCGTCACGCCGCACCGATAGAAGTTCTCCTCCGTCCAGTCAAACTCCTGCAGGCACATCGGGCACAGATGCCGCCCGACCTTGTGCGCCTGCATGTTGTACCGTTTGACCTCGTCGCGGCTCATCTGCGCCACGCCGAAGAGTTCAATGTCAGCCGCCATCATCCACCACCCGGTACCCTCGGCGTGTCGCCACGCCCGTCGCGTCGTCAAAGCCCACGCGCTCCAGATAGCCAGCTTTCGCCAGCAGACTCATGTCGCGGCGCAATGTTTGCTCATGTCGGTAGCAGTTGAGATACGCCTGCACGGTCACGGGCAGCACCCCGCGCGACCGCGGCACGTTGCGCTGGCGGTCGGCGACGATCCGCACAATCGTCATCAATTCGCTGATGCGCGGCAGCGGTTTCTGAAACAGGATCTTCTTAGCCTCGTCAGTTGCCATAAGTCACCTTCTACGACCCTAAAACATGCTCGTCTGCGTCGACGTTGTCGGCGCATCGCTGGCGATGTAGTGCACGTCCTTCGCCCACTTTGGATACCGCATCAGCCCGGCGTACAGCGCCAGCGAGCGATTTTGCGGCGGCACCACATAGTTGATCCCCAGCAGTCGGAACATCTCCGCTTCGTCTGCCGTGCGGATGCGGCGCCCGCTCTCCACGTCCGTCCAGTACCCCTCGACCGCGCGATACGGCGCATAGCGGGAGATGCACTGCTGCATGACCCACGTGTTGGCCTCGCCCGGTCCCGTCCGCAGCCACAAGATGTATCCCCAGTTCTCCGGCTCGGCGATGAACAACTCAACCCGCAGTCCCTGGTACACAAAGCCGCGGTACTTCTCGCCCCAGCGCGTCGTGCGCTTCTCGCCATACGCCGCCTTGACGATCAGCTGCTCAGCGACCATGCGATCCAGCCGCGCCAGCAGGTTCGGCGCATACTTCGGCAGCGCGACGATCTCGGCGTCGCCCACCAGCGCCTTGCCCCGCCGCAGGCTGCCGGCGATCACCAGCTGCTCGCACTGGTCGCGCAGCAGCTCGTAAATGATGCCGACCTTCTCGCGTGCCTCGTCTGCATTGACCTTCTTACCGTCGCTCATGAAATCACCTGCTTCCCGCAGAACAAACATGCGCTGCCAATGCGTCCATCTTCCAATTCGGCCAGTTCAATCCATTCATGCCCGACACGCTTGCAGATTTCTTCCCAGTCTTCATACACGGCGACTTCGACCGCTTCACTCGCCGTAAATCCGCACGTGCCGCATTCGATGTTTCCCTTCGGCGAACCGTCAGGATACATGTCCTCAGCTTTCATCACGTTGCATCCGCAGTCCGGGCAGCAAATCCAGTCGATGATTCTCGCGTTGTACGTCGTCACGGTTGCACCTCGCCCGGCTCATATGACCGCTGCCAGTGCTCCAGTAGGCTCCCCTTGCCATCCCATTTCACGCTGTTGAGCGCGTCCGTCGCATCCGCACCGACATGCCACGCGCCCGCCGCGGGGATATCGCCGAGCATCGTCTCGACATACGCCCACGTCCGCCCGCCCTTCGCCGCGGCGCGCTCAATCGTGCGGATCACGACCTGCTCGCCATACCGTGCGACCGCCGCCGCAATCCCGCGCTGAATCACCTCGCCCGCCTTGCCCATGTTCGCCCCGTACACGTCGAGCGCCGTGCGGAGAGGGGGGGCGCCGGAACTGGGGGGTGTGGTGTTCGCCTCGCCCACCGTTTCCGCTTTGACGATCTCCCCTCTCCCTTGGGAGAGGGGTCGGGGGTGAGGCTGTAGTTGATCAGAACTCTCCCGCATCACGTCCGTAACTGAATCAGCCGCTGCCGCGCGCTCGCGCGCGTGTTCTGCTGCTGCTTTCTGATCATCTGTTTCTGTAGGAGCTATCTGATCAAGAATCTGATCTTCTAATGTAGAGAGTCCACCCGCCAACCGTCGATGATCCACCTGTTGATCATCGATGGTTGGCCCGTCAACCATCGACGATCCACCCGCCGACTGTCGATGATCCACCAGTAGATCGTCGACGGCTGCAAAATAGCTCTCAATCGCTTCCTGCACGCGTTCCACGTCCAGGCTGTACATGTATTTGCGGTCCCACGCATTCTTCGAGCTGCGCGCCACCCGGATATACCCGCATTCGCGCAGCATCGTCAGCGCCTGCTGAATCTCGTGGCGCTTATACAGCCCCAGCAGCGCCTTACCAATGTCGGCGATGCTCTTGCCCCGAATCCACGGCTCTTGCTTCGTCTTGACGAAAAACACGGCCCATTGTTCGGCCCAGTTGAGGATCGCGGCAGCGCACGGATCGCCGTGCGTGATGGCGAGATATTCCTCACGCACCATCACAAAATGCGCTTTCGCTGGTACGGTGATTAAACGGTTTCCCACTCTAATTTCTCCTCAATGGGGTGACGACGCCCGTCGCCGTCACCCCGAACGCTTTCCATAGCCCGCTTTTATGCCACCGCGGCGCGCAGCCGCACCGACTCAATCAAGCCCGCCCGCTGCAAATCGAGCAGCGCCGTCACCAGTTCGCCCGCCGTCAGTCCAAACACCCGCTCGACTTCCAGCGCATTCGCTGCCGGGCACGCCGCCAGATACGCCTTGATCTGGTACAGCAGCCGCTCACGGCCCACCGGCTGGATCATCGTGACCACCTGCGCGTCGAGCAGCCCCTCCGCCAGCGCCTCAAAGAACGCCCGGTTATCCCCGGCGTCGAAGAATTCCCCGCCTACGTTCAACACGTGCACTTCCATGATCGGCACCGCCTCACGCTGCGTGCGGCATGTAGCGCCGCACCTGCTTATTGAACGCGCCGACCGTCAGCGTCGATTCCAGCATGCCGATCTGTTCCAGCGTCCCCAGCCGCTTAATCGCCGCGCCCAGGCTGATGTTGAACGCCATCGACACGTCGACCGCCGTCACCTCGCCGCATTCCGCGACATACGCATTGATGCTGTAGTATTCGCGCTCGTCGCCCACCGGCTGCACGATCCGCACCACCTGCGCTTCGCTGCCGTTCGGCGCCAGCGACCACAGCAGATCCGCGTCCGTCCCGGTGATGCACAGCGTCCCATTCACGAACAAAGCCCATTCCGCATTGATACCCACAGTCTTTTCCCTCGCTTCATCTAATCCAGAGTTGCTAGAAGGTCAATACCCCAACCGCGCCTACCGCAGTTCGTAGGGGATCGGGTCATCCTCGTTGATCGGCTGCTCGACGACGATCTGCAGGTCGCCGAACACGACATATTCCGCGCCAATGGCGTCCAGCCCGGCGAGGTACTGCGCCAGCGGTGGGAACACCTCACGCAGCAGCGCCTCTTTCAGTTCCAGCTTGATCACCGTCCCGCCCATCACTGTGATCTCGCTGCCGCAGTGCTCGACAAAGTTGTGCAACCCCAAGTCATCGACGATCACCAGCTTGATCAGCTTGTCGTTCATGTCCATCGCCTGTTGCAGCTCGGCTATCTTTTCATCCAGCGCAAATCGCCGTGCACCTTCGTCGACCATCACTGCCGCCGCTTCAATCGCCTGCGTGAACTCCTCAACGGACAGCGCAGCCGCGGCCATGTATGCCGCTTCCTCGGCTGCATCCGCCGTGTTTTCTCCCCTCTCCTCTAGGAGAGAGGCCTGGGGTGAGGTTGGCTCGTCAAATTCCGGCAGTTCCTTCAGCACCGCGATCCCCTCGCTGGTGATCTCCACGCGGTCACCCTTGGCGCGGATCAGCTTCTTCTTCGCCAGCGCCGCAATCACCGTCCCGTGATACTCCAGCGCCGTACGCGCCATGCTGCCCTCGTTAGCCGCCAATGTCTTCAGCAGCCCCAACCCATTCACCGAAACGTCCATAATGTCCTCGCATTCCTTTTGATAGAGTTCAATCCACTCAGCCACATCTTCCGCAGCCCCGGGGATAAGGTTGCTGCGCTGATGCACTTTCACGCCCTCGTCATAGACCACAAACACGTCGCGCATGGCTTTCCATGAGTCCCGCTCGACCCGCATCCCTTTCGGCAGGCCATGCGTTTCCGTCAGCGGATGCACAAAACTCAGTTCTTTCAGCCGTCGCGCCAGCACCCGTTTCCCATCCGCCCACCATGCCGGGTACACCACACCCGGCACACGTTCCGCCCATGCCACCATGATCACCCTCGCTGATACTTATCCCGCAGGTAATCGCCCTCTTGCTTCACGTGCATCAGGTAGTCATACAGCGCCGTCTGCACGTGCTTGATCAGCAGCGGCTCGATCACGGCGATGCACTCTTGAATGTACGTGTCCCACCAGCCGCCCCGCGTCCCTTGCAGATGCTGCGCAATGTCCGCCGGGGAAAGCGTCAGCATCTCCGACAGTTTCAGCTTCGCCGCCGGGTCAGCCGCCGCCGCCTTCAGCAGTTCCAGCACCGGGCGCACCTTGTGCCCATTGGCGTCCCACGTGGCGAGGATCGCCGTCGTCGATTCGAGCGGTCGCACCGGCTCGTCGTCTTCCGGCCAATACCGTCCCGCCGTATCCGTGCCCTCGTCGTCGATGTACTCAATGTCGTCGTCATCCCAGTCGTCGTCATAATCCGCCCGCACCACGGCGCGCTGATTCTGCGGCGCTGGCGTCGGCTTGGGGGGTGTGGCAGGCTTGACTGGCCGATCCACGTACAACCCGCTTGCGCCACGCACGCGCTCGGTTTGTGGAATGACGTTTCCCTCAACCGCCACCTGATCGGATCCCGATACCGTCACGGACGTGACGCTTTCCACTTCTGTAACCGCTTGACTAGCACCATTCACTGCTTGCAGATATTCGCGGATCTGGTACTCTGTCCAGTTCTGTTCGTCCGCTTTGACCCACAGCGCGTCGGGGATGTTCAGCAGCGACCGATAATTGCGCACTGCGCTGTCCGACTTCAGCCCGGTTGCCGCCATGACCTTCTCCGTCATGCCGCGCTTGATGCGGTACACGTTCCCATTCGCCACCTGCGCATAGAAAGCGCGGTCGCTGCTGCCGGGCAGCACCAACTGCTTGAAGCTGTTGAAGCTCACACCGGGATCGCCTTCGTACATCGCCATGATGAGTAAGGCGACCTGCCGCGCCATCTCGACCGCGTTGAGCTGCGTCCGGGCACCGTTGCGCGTCGCTTGCGCCCACACATCCGGCTTAGGCTTTTCGGCGGCGAGGATCTTGCTGAAGTCGCGCCCTGCCACCTTGCCCGCCCACGTGTTGAGCATGTGCGTCGCCCACCAGCGCCGTTCCCCGTCGATCAGCACACCCTCGGCATACTCCACCGCCTCGCGCTGCCCGATCTCCGCAATCGTGATCGCCAGCCCGGCAATGTCGAAGAAGCTCCACACAATCGGCTCATTCTTCTGCGCGTCGGTCAGCGTGCTTTCCCACTCGCCGAGCAGCACCTGCTTGATCGGCAGCTTCATCCCGATCACATGGTTGACGTATTCCAGCCAGCGCCTCAGCACCACGGGCACGCCCGCCGGGTCGCCGTTCCAGTCCTCGCGCACCGCCATCGGCAGAATGCGCCGCGGCTGCTGGATGTCCGGTCGCACGCTGAACACGTCGATGGGCTTTGCCACAATGTGCCCGCGGTCCGGGATATTCAGCGTCCCGTACACCTGCTGATCGAAGTCGTGCAGCGCGTTGTCATTGCGCACTTCCAGCGGATCATCGCCGCCAAACCGTTTAGTTGGCATACATCGCCACCTTGCGCACCATCGCGTCGACTTCTGCCGTCACCTCGTGGCTGGGCGCATAGCTGAACAGCGTCTGCTGGGCAAATCCCGCCTCGCGCCACACCGTGCGCTGGGGGAACGGTTTCCACACGTGCTCATCGCCAAAGTGTCTCTTCAGCGTCTCAATCCCGTGCGCATGGGCCGCCGTGTTCGTGAACATCGTCGGCACCACGCCCATCAGCTCGACCGGATCCGGAATGCCGTAGCCTTCCCGCGCCTTGTTCTGGTGACTGATGTGCAGCGTGCTCTTTTGCAGCCCGTCGAGGCTCAGCCGTTCGCACTGCGTCGGCATGATGATGTAATCCGTCGCGCAGTACACCACGGTTTGCAGCAGGGAAGGCGTCGGCGACGTATCGATTACCACCACGTCGACCGCGTTGCTCAGTTCCGCCAGCCGCTCGCGCAGCACCAGCGGATCGGAGATCATCAGCGGAATGCCGCGCGTCTCGATGTTGCTCGGCAGCACGTACAGGTCGCAGCCCGCCGCGCTTGCGCCCGCGCCGCCCCACCGATCCCGGTCCGGCATACGCAGCACATTCTTCCATTCTTCGTCTTGCACCAGCAGCCGGTACAGCCCGCCGAATTCCTTGACCTTCAGCTGATTCGCGCAGTGCCCTTGAGGATCGCTGTCCAGCAGCAGCACGCGCTTATTCAGCAGCGCCAGCCCGGCGGCGATATGCAGCGCGAGTGTCGTCTTACCGACCCCGCCCTTTTCGTTGGTGAGCGTAATCACCTTCATCCTTAGACCCCTTTCTGATTCAGTTCTTTACCGAGCTTTTCGAGCGCGCGCGCCACATCCCACTGCGCGCCTTCACTCGCGTCGCCTCTCATTGCCCCGGCGAGGAAGTCGAGCGCGGCCAGCACTGCCGCCTCGTCGATCCCCTCCTTGTCGAGTGTCACCCCTGCCGCCACCACGCGCCGACCCTGCCGCTCGGCAAAGTCAATCCATTCGCGCCGCTTCTCCGTCACTGCCTTGATCGCCGCGTCGCGCTGTTGGGTGATGTCCGCGTTCATGCTCAGTGATGCGCCGAGCATCCCTTGCCCGTCGTGCCACGCCTTCGCCAGCAGCAGCGTGTCATCCCACACCCGCTGCAATTCCTTCTGGCTGGCGCTCTTG